CATTGACATTACGGAACGCTATGGTAAAACAAATTTTTACTATTGGCATTACACAACTCAAGGAAAACCTGCAGGACTGAGAGGAAACGCTGCTGAGGCTACTAAAAGAGCAGAACAATACCAAGAGAATCCACCTACTGATGCAGATTTGCAAGCAGTTAGAGATCTGCAGCTGGGTGTGGATACAAAAACACAATCCCAACGTTTGCTTAATATTCCAGAAATTGCAAAACAATGGGATGCTGCTAAAAACGGTGATCCATATTGGAATAAATTAGCCAAAGAAAAATACTTAGATGTTTCTAAACCAGATGAATTTGCTGCATTGTTTCGTTTATCTAATCGTCCGGAAGATAAACAAGTAAGTCTCAACTACAACATCAATGCTGGGTATGGTGTCACCCAACTTGAAGACGCATTAAACCAAGCTGTGGGCGAAAAAGCCATTGTAGATGTCAAACGTTTTGGAGCATTGGCACAAAACGTATTAAAAGATTCCATTAAAGAAATGCAAAAGGCTAAAGCAAAAGAACAAACGTTAAGTTTGATGAAAGGTTTTAGCGGCTTTAGTGAAATCATGGATATTAATAAAACCCTTACTAATTCAATCCTTGGCGATAGCGGTGTTGGTGGAGTTCTTTCTTTTACTTCAGCAGGCAAAGCAGAAGAATCATTGACTAAAAGCCTTCAAAATATTACAGGTGTACAGAATAACGCAACATATAACTGGCAACAATGGTTTGATACAGCCTTAAAAGAAAAATACAACAAAGACATAGAACTTGGTTATACGACAGATCAAGCTACTGAACAAGTAAAAATTGATGGCAAGTTTGCACGTGATTTTATTGATACATATTTAACACCTCGTTTTAATACATCTAGATCAATGAATGAATTTGTTGAGTATCTTGATGTTAGACAAGAAGAACAAAACCCTTTTCAAACACAAGACTTGGTTAACGCCACAAAACTTACTGCTGATTTACGAGCAAAACAATACTTAGATCAAATAAAAGCTACGGCTGCACGCAGTTTTGACCCTGATTTTTACTTCACCCCAACAGGAGACAAGGCTAGGGAAACTGCTTATGCTGATCAAGCATCAACTGTTGCAGCTGACTGGGAAGCAGCTAAGAAAGGAGATGAGTATTGGCAGCAACAGGCCTATCGCTTTGGTGTAGATATTAATGACAAAGCAGCATTTGCGCGTATGCATTTTGAAGTCAAGGGCCAGGGTAAAGGTTACGATGCCGCAGATGATATCCTTAATACTGGTAAAGTGCAAGATCAAATTTATAACAACATTCTGCCAGCCTTAAAAGACGAAGCGTTAAAACAAGGTACTGTATTTGGTTTATTTGTAACACCTGAAGAATTTGCAGATGACATGTTACGTGGATTAGATCCAAATGATAAAGATACTTGGAATGAAGTGTTACAACGTTATGGTTTAACTGATTTTAAAGGTACTGTAGAAGAATTGAAAAAGTATGTAGCTGAAACTTTACGCACTGGTTCAGCACAAGACATTCGAGAACAGATCAAATACCTCAATGAAAAAAGACAAAAACCAACTCAAAAAGTTCTGGGCCTTACATACATTGAGCGTCCTGAAGATTTTAAAAATGAAAAAGCTACTGCCGACACCGAACTTTACAAAACATTTCAATCAGCTGGTTTTCAAGGAACAGAAGATGATTTTTACAAAAATTTCTTCCCTGATGTAGACCGTTCTGAGCAATCATTACTTACCAAGGCGGGCGGCAATAAAGCATTAAAGACATCTGGATTGGATTTCAGCGATCCCTTCGCATCTCTTGGAACTATTGAAAGTTTCTTTGCAGATGAAAATGCAGCAGAAGCCAAGAAAGATAAAAGCAGTTCTACAGATAAAACAGATACCTCAGATTTTTTCAGTTTAGGATCAGATAAGGAAGATGAAGATTACAAGTCCGCAACAGGACAGAAAATCTTAGGTGAATTTACCTCCATGTTTAAAGGACTCTGATGGCGGACAAACATAAAAAAGCAGCAGCCGCAGCCAAGCGCTTCCAAAAAGACAAGATGGAATGCAACAAGCCTCAGCGGGCTCCCAAGGGGGATAAGCACAAGTACGTTGTCAAAGGGTGCCAAGACGGAAAGGAGGCTATCGTACGGTTTGGGCTGCGCGGCTACGACGACTATCTATCCCACAAGGATGAGGGAAGACGTGCTAACTTCAAGGCCAGGCACAACTGCTCCGAGAAGAAGGACAAACTGACTCCCGGATTCTGGGCCTGTACTTTTAACTGGTAACCTCATGGCAAAAACAAAAACAACTTCTACAACCAAAATTGAATCTAAGCCGAAGAAAACACGGCAAGGACAAGGTCAAAACTCTGTACCTAATCACGGACGTAAAAAAATGCGCGGACAAGGTAGATAAATTGTGTATGATTGGGGATAACAATAGTTATCCCCATGGCAGATTTTTCGTATGCCATTAATCTTATTCGTAAATACGAAGGGTTTAATGAAAAAGCTTATGCCAATCCAATTACTGGCGGAGAACCTTACACACTTGGATACGGTACGCAATTTTATCCAGACGGTGCACCAGTAAAGAAAGGGCAGTATTGCAGTAAAGAAAAAGCTCTAGAGTATTTGTTTCATGAAATCAACGTCATCGATGGCCAGCTCTCCAAACTGAACATTGGCTTGGATGACTGCATGCGCCAGGCGTTGATTTCGTTTATTCATTCGGTAGGCTGGGAAGCATTCCTTTACAGTCGTGTAATTGACTGTATTGAACACGAAGACTTAGCCGGAGCATCTGAAGAAATTGGTCGTTGGATTTTCGATGAAGACCATCGAGCCATTGGTAGCCTTCTGGATCGTAGGCGAGAAGAAATTGGTTTATTCATCCAGGAAGCAGATGCAACCCCTGCTTTCCTTACTGACATTCTGCTTGCCGCTTTTCGAAACTACACCGCAGCACCTAAGCAAGTACAAGCAATTAGGCAGTTAGAAGAACGAATTAGTCCGTATGTACTATCAGAATTTACCAACGCATTTCGTACGGATGATGCTGATTGGGTCGATTATCCTTCCGATGAGCTAGATTCTTTATTTAACAGCTGGTCTTAGAATACTCTCATTGAAGCCATGAATACAGGGATGGAACGCTCATCTGAACCCAGGGAGTTTGAACTGCCTTTAGAACTTCAATTTGCCATGCGCAAAGCAGAGCTTGAAGCTCAGGAAATGACTTGGGACCAGCTGCATTCTGCACTTTTGAATCTCTATCACCAGCGGCTGATGGAGTGGCATGCAGTCAAGGATATCCTGGAGAATGAAAACATCAAACTTGACTTTGATGTACCTACTGATTTAGAGCTAGCAGAACTCGCCGCCGCATGCGTATACGACGACGAAGATGATGACGATGAGGAAGAGGCTGTTCCTTTTTAATTTTTGTCAAACATTATCAAACGATCTAAATAAAAGCGTGCCTTCCTCAGTGATTCTGTCCCGCCTTTATGGCGCTCACGCCAGATATACTTGGCAATATTCCCTTTTAAGTAACCTCGGTACTCTTCTGGTGTGTGCTGCGCTTCAATTGCCTCGATACATTCAATTGACCCGTCGGTGTAATGTGGCGGATGATTAACTAAATCAGGTTGCAGTTCAGGACGGTAAGGTTTTGTTGCCCATGGAACTGGACAAACTCCATCTTTACAACCGTTGTCCTCTACCGGCTCAAACCACGGCGCTTCCTGGACAGGAGTTGTTCCTGCTCCATCTTGTCCGCTGAAGGTAGTGCAATCAACAGTGTTTTGGGTTTGGGTGACGCCCCCGGATACTGCTCTAGTGCTTCCTCCATCGATGGGATGTAACCCGTCATTCCCGCCCGCTGGCCTTCCAACATTGGGTTCCCTTCCAACCCAAGATTCGTCCGTTCCATTCCCTGTTCGCATGCTGCTAAGCCCCTGTTGTACATGTCATACAAGGGTACATCATTTTCTTCGTTATTGAGAGGTCCACCAAAATCTTCTTCGTCAAGGCAACGACACTTGACTTCGTCTTGAACGAAACTATCTAAAAATCCCGCAGCGCCGTGCATGGCTATATACGACTTGAATTTTCTCAATTACAATACTATCATGGCAAGATTTTACGACCCTCGTCAAGGTAAAGAAGACGAACCGTTTGATACACGGATCGGTAAGAAGGGACGCCTTCAATACGATCCAACACATGACTCTGGTACCTCTGGAACCGAATCATCTGACTTGCATCCAGAGCAAGCGTATGACACTGATCTTCGCCGTGTAAGATCAGATGAACGATCAGCAGTTGAATCTTTAAATAATAAACAAGATCAAATTGCCAAGTACTTTGCAGCTGCTAGGAGTGCTGGTAAATTTCGCCAAAAAGCAGCAATTGACGAACCAACCATTCGTGGTAAGACCCCCAGGACGGAAGGTAACATCGATGGTACCGTTATACCTAGCATGGGCGACAGGATTGGTAGGGCAGGTAGCACAAACTATGCTGATGGACCACAACGTTTTTCTGGAAGCTTTAGAGGGTTCTTTTAAAAGTGACGGTTGTTATAAGCTTCAAGTTCTAAAGAATCTTGAAGTTGCTCAAACATATCAGCAAGCATGTTAAGTACCCACTGCACATCATCACTGCGGTATTGAGATAACCGTTTGGAAATCTCTTCATTTTCCTGGAAGATAACTGAACGAGTCAGAACTTCCAGGATATCAAGCTTTTTTTCTACATTCATTAGACAGTTTTTCCTACATTAATTAAACTTGAGAGAAGACAATTTCTTTCTCTTGGTTCTGATACTTACCCTTTCGATCTTGATAAGTAATCTCGCAGGGGTTGCCGCGATAGAACAACAGTTGTGTGATTCCTTCATCAGCATAGATCCGATTAAACAAACCAGTGCAGTTACTGATTTCCAAAGTTAGATAACCTTCCCACCCTGATTCCGCTGGAGTAATGTTAACCAAGATCCCTGACCGGGCATAGGTAGATTTACCGACCGCAACAACGGTTACGTCACGAGGAAGTTTTAGCCGCTCCTGGGCAACACCTAAGCAATAACCATAGGGAGGCAACATAAAATATTGGCCCTTCTCATCCTCTAGTAATTCAGATTCACAAAGAATTTTGGGATTAAATTCTTTTGGATCACATTCACCAGCTTGAATACGCCCAAAGATAAGACATTGTTTAGGAGATAAGCGAATGTCATAGCCGTAGGAACTGAGTCCATAACTTAAGATCCGTTGATCACCTCGTTGGCTAACAAGATGATCTTTAAACGGAGCAATCATCTCCTTATTTTGAGCCAGATACTTGATTTCCCAATCGGCCAGGATGCTCATTGCTGCGTCGAATCGTCCTTTAGTCTACAAAACCTAGCAGAGAATCCGACCCTTTTCCCCGTAAATATCTATAAATTTTTGTACGGCATTACCTGAGTCATCCATGGGAGGCAGGTAAACCAAGAACGAAGTACAAGTCTTGTGCTTGTCAACGCCCTGGCTGGTGTTCTTGACCAATGTAGGTGCAGTTTTCAAGATACAGACAGGAAAGTCAAAAATCTTTTGTTCGTATCGAATCATATCCGGACAGTTGGTAAAGTACAACCCTTGTTCAACTTCTCGATTAAACCAAGAGCGATACAATTTTCTGAACCAGACAGCATGGGAAGACACCAAAGTTGGAGACGAAGCCCTGGTCATCTTCCACCTATCGTTTTTTTTGTCACGGAAATATGCTCCTCCCGGGGGAAACAAGTAGACACGTCCGTACCATTGCTGAGCATTTAACCCATCATCTAACGGAGTAAAAAACTTTTCAGCATCTACATATGTATTGGCAACCTTGGAACTAGCTACATCAAGCTCAATGCCATTCAACAGGGCATGCGCAGAAGCTATTAGGTCATAGTTGGTAATCAACTCAAGATCTTCTTTGCGACTACGGATATCATGAATAGGCATTACTTCTCAGCAGTCTTGTTATAGTCTATTTCCAAATAGCGAATGCCATCTGCATCGTTAATAACGTACCCAGCTTTTTCAGTAGGGTCAATTTTTTGTGCAGCCTGGAGGATGCGACGAAAAGTTTCGGCCAGGTCACCATTATTACTACGTTCGCACTCTTCTTGTGCTGAGTGAATTTCCTTCAGTGTCAAAAAAAACATAGAACGTTCTTTGTTTTTAGGTTGGAACACCATAACGCCAGGGCCTTCGCACTCCCACATTTTGAAATATTGTTGCCCCATGTCACTAAGAATTAACTTAATGGTGGCATCAAGCATCTTGGCTTTAGTTGGATCCAGGTCAGGACCGATGACTGAAGCGATTAACTGTTCACGTTTTTTCATTTTTCCAACAGTCCTTGCCGCGCAAGAGATTCGAGGAGCTTGGGAAGTGGCTTATATAGTACGACAAGCTTGCCCAAGTTACCACGTTTTTTAACCAGCTTACCCTTTTCGTCCCGCACTTTGTCAAATTCACCGGAACGAATTAAGTATTCTGCCACGCACCGCAGCCTTCTCTTCAAAGGCAATTCGGCCAGAGGAAATTTACCACAGATGGTATCTGGTTGCATATCTTTAAATGCAATCCGTAACCGATTTGCCAACGTCATATTAGAATTAGCATCTTCTTCTTCATAATTTTTTAAGTTTTGCAAGTATCGTTGCAAACACTCATCATCAAAAGAACCACTGGGCGGAAGAAAATCTACAACTTGGAGCACCAAAGATTTGGACAAGACCTCCTCATAGTTTTCAACCGTTACGGAATCAATACAAATCCCCTGGAAACGATAAGCCATTATTCCAATTTCCCTTCGGTAGTGGTTTGGTATAACGGTTTTATCTTGTGAAAATCAGAAGAGACCATAGGCCTGTCCTTGGAAAATGAACGGACCAGATAATTCCAGGGTATACGAATTACGGCGCGTTTGCCCGGATCTGGACAAACGTTAATGTAATGGACACCTTCACTCCATCCTTTGTCCGCATTTTTGCGACCGGTTGCCATCCAGTTGCGAATTGTTTGATCTGATACCCCAAGACGCCTAGCACATTCTTCAGTTGAAACGTACTCGTCCGCAAATGCCTCTGGATTTAATAGGTCCGTTTCTCCGTTTTGATAACGGCTATGCCACATGGATGCCAAAATATTTCTGATTCCTTTCAGCTCAAACGCCACATCTTCCAATCCCTTTCGAAGTCCGTATTTCATAAGGCAAAAAGTTTTGTTTAATGCTAGTGTGTGGGAAAAGTTTTTGCAGTCACCATGGAAGAACAAATTCCTTCTAGTCAAATCCCCCAGCAGTCAGGTCCAATACCTGGGACCATTACCCCAGAACAACTTGAAATGATGAAGGCACGGGCACGGGAAGCAGCAGTGCGCACAACCCTGGAACAACGTCAACAACAGATGGTTCCCCCACAAGTTGTCTATGTTCGTCGTAACTTTACAGTTGCTGAACTTATTCTTGTTGTGTTGCTGTCCTGTGGTCTTGTAACGGCAGTTCAAGTTGGTTGGAATTTTGCAGCTAAGACCCTACCTCGCATTGAAATCAAGGTTAAGTAGAGATAGGTACGGGCACACTATAATGCATCTAAGGGTATTTACATGTAAAAATACGTGGCCAACAGGCGCATTAGTGACTTACAAGAACTTGCTGGCATCAGTCTTGCGGAAGCAGATCTGTTTACGGTTGTTCGTGTAGCAGAAGTTGATCCGGCGTTAAAAAATAAAAAGTTAAC